CTGACTTTTCAGCTATGTCATTGTCAAAGAATCTCTTACTAGTTTTAATAACTTCACTCATGATATATACTCCTTTATTATAAAGTTTAAATTAACATTTTGATATCCGAACCAGTAAACATATCACACATACGAATACCAAAACATGTATCGGCTAATCACGAACTCCATAATTTACAAGCTAAATATTGCCAGTAAGGAGGAGGCACGACGACTATACTGGGCGAGGGTTCGGTTTGGCGACTTGCCGAAGGCAAGTAGGCTCGCTTCATATATTTCGCTTCCCTCTTGGGCGAGCCAAAGGCTCGGTAAATTCTGGTGTTCATGATCTTCACGAAACAAGGAAGCACGCCTATCAGTGCGACTATGTTTTGCAAACAATGAGGATAAGTTTGCCACTCATAGACTAGTAGGAATCGTTATTCGGCTTGTCCGAATGACTTCCTAGTAGGCAATGTTTGGCAAATCAGATTCGGGTCTAGGAGAATCTGAATCCGAACTGTCGTTAGACATATAATTGGAATTCGTGTGTGTGTGTCCGTATTTCAGGTGAGTAAGATTCGAGTCCTTGTTGAGACTGGTGTAACATAGGCATGACGAGGTACGCAGTCATGCTGGAGTGGAGACTGGCTCACCGAGGCGAAGAACCCAACTTGTTGGGTATGCATCTGCATTGCATAATTGAAATACAAAGCTGATTGGTGAGGAACGAACTAAGTTAATTGCAAAAGTAGGTGATTAATCTATTGACAAGGTGTAGAGAAAAGTTGCAGAATGACCGACATGACACTTGTAAGGTTAACAGAGAAACAGAAGAAGCTGGTTGATACGTTAGTAGCAAATGGTGGAAGTGTTAAGAACGCAAGCCAAGTCGCTGGGTATAGTGCTGGCGAAAGTGGAAGAGTAAGTGCAACTAAGGCATTGAAGACACCACATGTGCAACAGTATATGATGCAAGCTATAGCAGATAGTATGGGAATGAACGCTACGAAAGCACTGAATAAGATTGTTCAGCTATCAAGTAATGCTAAGTCTGAGTATGTAAGCCTTGAGGCAAGTAAAGATCTGCTAGATAGAGCTGGCTTTAAAGCACCAGATAAAGTAATGCATAGCCATGTAGGTAATATTAACGTAAAGATAGATCTGACTTGATGATTCTCTGTATACACTACAAGCGTACATGGGGGGTCAAAACTCGGTCACTCTCCCACAAGCGATCTATTGCTCTAACATTTTAGGAGAAAAAAGCTCGATGAACAAACTGAAGGAGATACTCATGAGAGTAGGTGTACTTGTTGGCAGTCTTTTAGGAAGGGTCTTGCCAATGAAACAGAATGTCGATAAGTTATCAGAGAAGGAGATTATTCCTTCGAAGAAGAGTCCGAGTCGTCCTCGTAAGAGGAAGGCGAAGAGTTCGAAGAAATCAAGTGGGTGAGAATCCAGAACCAAAGGAGAAATTAAATGGCTGATGTAGATAGAAGAGTATCGCCTTATCCTACCGATACAAAGTTAGGAATTTTTAGAAGGCAAAGAGAGTGGAAGAAAAAGTATGGGTCTACTCATAATAGAGATGGTAGTCCGAAGACTAAAGTTCAAACTAAAAAGACAGATGCTAAAAGGGCTGAGATTAGAGCAAGGCTTAAAAGAAGTAAAGAGAGTGGTGGTATTGGGTTAGAAGCTAAGAGAAGATACTCTGGTGAAGGTTCAGTAGATAATCAAGCTGTAAGAACTCTTCAAGGTTCTGCTGAAAGAGCTAAGAGAATGACTGAGACTTCCAAGAAGTCTATAACTGATTCTCAAAAGAAAAGACCTCAATCTAAAGCTAAGTCTTCTATACCTGATGCACAGAAGAAGAATAGAATGGATGCTTCCTCTACTATGACTGATGCTCAAAAGAGAAGAGCTGTTCGTAAAGCTAAATCTGCTATGCCTGATTCCCAACGAAGCAGTCAGAACTATGGAACTAAATCTGCTATGTCTGATGACCAGAAGAAAGGTCAGGTAAGAAAGGTTGAGTCTAAAACTACTTCTTCCCCCACACAATCAAGCGAAGGAGGGCAGACCTTTAAGCAAGCTTTTGCAGAAGCTCATAAAAAATATAAAGCTGGGAAAGGTCCAAGAGATTTTAAATGGACTAATCCTAAAGATGGGAAGACAAGATCTTATGCTGCCGTAACTCAAGCTGAAGTTGAGAAAGCTCATAAAGCTGGGAAGATTGATGCACCGACTCTTGCTTCATTTCTTGGAAATAAAAAGCCAAAGGATGAAAAGAAAAAGAAGAAGTCTAAAAGAGGTAGCTTGTTTTCTCGACTTGATAAATTTCTTCAGGGCAACTAATGTCTTTCGAGCATAAACTATCCGTAGAAGATAGAAGTCTTTTAAGGGTGGTAGTTAAGAACGTACATCTTAAATACTACCCTAAAGATTTTATTACTGACAGAGAAGCCGATAAACTTATTTCTTCTCTACTACCTGAGACACTTGACCACCTCAAAAAGGTAGGCAGAGATTACAACATAGATAGGAGATAACAATGAGTGATAACAAAAAATTTTTAAACATACTTAAGAGGCAATTTGCTTATCAAAAAGAAAGACCAAATTTACATGGCAAAAAAAAGAAAAAGCTAAAAGATAAAGACGAAGGTCTTATGAGAATGTATAATGAGAATGTAGAAAGAGCTAGAACATTCCAAAGTGACTATGGTAGAAAGCAACCAAAAAAACCAAACCCTTTATGGAAGTTAATTAAATCAGGTGTCAACAATGTTGGCGAAGGTATGAATAAATCAGCCGAACTTCAACGGCAACATACTGAAGATCTTTGGAGCAAAAGATTAAAAAAACTTAAACAATTTAAAGGTAATGTGAAAAAGAACCTAGACTATCAGTATGGGTCTTTTATTAAAAATCTTCCTTTTGTTAATGCGACAAAAATAAAGAAAGAATTAAAAAATAAATAAGTGACAGACTTCAAGTACAAACCAGACGGAGAAGTCCTTAAAAATTTTATGAAGGATAGTAGTTTCTTTCGTGGGATTCGAGGTCCAGTCGGCTCTGGTAAATCTGTTGGTTGTTGTGTTGAAGTATTTAGAAGAGCATTAGAGCAGAAGCCGAATGAAGATGGAGTTCGGAGATCGAGGTGGGCTGTTATCCGAAACACCAATCCTCAGTTAAGAACTACTACCATTAAGACTTGGCTTGATTGGTTTCCAGAATCAGACTGGGGAAACTTTCATTGGTCAGTTCCTTATACTCATCACATCAAAGTAAATGATCTTGACCTGGAAGTAATCTTCTTAGCGTTAGACAGACCAGAAGATGTAAAGAAACTTCTTTCTCTGGAACTAACTGGGATATGGGTCAACGAAGCTAGAGAGATTCCGAAGAGTATTATTGATGCGTGTACTATGCGTGTCGGTAGATTCCCAAGTATGAGAGAGGGTGGTGCTAGTTGGTCTGGTGTTATCTGTGATACTAACGCACCAGAGGAAGATCATTGGTGGGCTATCATGGCTGGGGAAGTTCCGATACCAGATCATATACCAAGAGAGCAAGCGACCATGTTAGTAAAGCCTGACAACTGGAAGTTCTTTATACAGCCAGCCGCTATGCTGGAAGTTAAAAATGAACAGAATGAAATCACTTCTTATTCTCTTAATAAAAAAGCAGAGAATAAACAAAACATCTTAGAAACTTATTATCCGAATCTTATTCGAGGTAAGACTAAAAGTTGGATAGATGTTTATGTTATGAATCGGCTGGGAATGATTCAGGAAGGTAAGCCAGTATATCCTGACTTTGTTAGTGAGACTCATTTAGCTGAAGAAGAAATCCCTATTGCTGTCGGTGTTCCTCTTTACATTGGTGTTGACTTTGGGCTTACTCCCTCTGCTGTGTTTGGTCAGAAGGTTCGAGGTCGTTGGTTAATTCAATCTGAGATTGTTGCTATTGATATGGGGATTGTTAGGTTTGCTGAACTGCTCCGACAAGAAATAGCTACTAGGTTTTCTGGTCTTGATATCTATATATATGGAGATCCAGCAGGAGATTTCAGGGCGCAAACAGATGAATCAACTCCGTTTCAAATTATGAGAGGTGCTGGATTAAAAGCTGTGCCAGCTCCAAGTAACAGCGTAGACCTAAGACTTGAATCTGTTTCTTCTCAATTAACTAAAATGTCAGATGGTAAGCCAGCTTTCATGATTGATAGAAGGTGTCCTCAACTTATTAAAGGATTTCAAGGTGGCTATTGTTATAGAAGGATGCAAGTATCAGGTGAAAGATATACTGATAAACCTGAGAAAAATATGTACTCTCATGTGCATGATGCTCTTCAATATTTGATGTTGGGAGCTGGAGAAGGCAGATCTTTGATCTCTGGTCAGAAACCAGTCAAGGCTTTCAATGCAAGAAAAGGCTTTGATATTTTTAAAAGATCGCCTATTAATAGAAATAAGACTAGCTTTTGGAATAGACTATAAGGAGATTGATATGTGTTTTGGTGGTGGTGGTGGTTCTGATCCAGAACCAAAAGAAGATGAAGTAGACATTGCTCAGAAAGAGCAAGAAAAAGAAGAAAAGCAAAAGACAATCCAAAGAAGGCAAGACGAAAAAGAAGAGACTATTGCTGAACAACAGCCGATTCAAACCTCTTTAACTTATGATACTGGTCGTAAAGTTGTTCGAGGAAGTAGAGGAAGAAGAGCTTTGTATACATCTCCTAGAGGTGGTATTGGCTACAGAAATAATATGTTGGGCTAATAAATGGCTTTACCTTTAAACGCACAAGCTTCTAATGAACAAGAATTAGTAGATCTTTATTTAAAAAGATATGAAAAAGCTAAGTCTGTTCGCCAAAGATGGGAAAGTTTATTTGATGAGTGTTATGAATATGCTCTTCCTATGAGACAAACTTTTTCTTCTCAATCGCTAGGAGAAAGAAGAGATGACAAAATCTTTGATGAAACTGCTGTTGTTGGTGTTCAAGAGTTTGCATCAAGACTTCAAGCTGGGTTAGTTCCTAACTTTGCTAGGTGGGCTGACTTTACTGCTGGCTCTGAAATTCCAAAAGAAAATAGAGAAGCAATTAATAATGATCTTGATGGAGTAACTGATTATGTCTTTGAGATATTGCAGAACTCAAACTTTGGTCAAGAAGTTCATGAATCTTTTATGGATCTTGCTATTGGGACTGGGGTTCTTCATGTCGAAGAGGGTGACTCTGTTAACCCTATTAATTTTACTGCTTTGCCTTTACCTCATGTCGTTTTGGATGTTGGTCCTGATGATAAGATTGATCATGTATTTAGGGAAAGGGACGTTAGGTATTCTGATATAAGTATTCTTTATCCTAAAGCTACTGTTAATCCAAAGCTTCAAAGTTCAATAAATGCAAATCCAGAAGGAAAAACAAAAGTTTTAGAAATAGTTTGTAAGAATTATTCTTTACCAAATGAAGATGCTTATTACTGCATAATATTTGAAATTAATTCTAAATCTTTATTAAAGTATGAAACTTATAAAGGCACTGGTAGTAATCCGTTTGTTTGCTTTAGGTGGAGTAAAGATCCAGGTGCAGTCTATGGTCGAGGTCCACTTATTAATGCATTAAGTGCAATCAAGACTACCAATCTTACAATAGAATTAATTTTAGAAAATGCACAGATGGCTATATCTGGTGTCTATCAAATGGATGATGATGGTGTTATTAATCCAGATACAATTAATCTAGTGCCTGGAACAGTTATTCCTAAAGCTCCTAACTCTCAAGGTTTGCAACCAGTTCAAGCTGCTGGATCATTTGATGTAGCTAATCTTATTCTTTCAGACATGAGGCTTAATATTAAAAGAGCTTTGTATAATGATATGCTTGGGAATCCAGATCGAACTCCAGCTAGTGCGACTGAGATTGCAGAACGTATGGCTGATTTGAGTAGAAGAATAGGATCTGCGTTTGGTAGACTCCAAGCTGAGTTAGTTCAGCCAGTTCTTCAAAGAGTTGTTTATATTTTAAAGAAACAAAATCGAATTAAAATTCCGACTATAAATGGTCGTCAAGTTAAAGTTCGTTCTGTTTCTCCACTATCTCAAGCTCAAGCTAATCAAGATATTACTTCAGTCAGTAGATTCTTAGAATTAGTTCAAGGAAGATTCGGTCCAGAGTTGGTGAATATACTTGTTAATTCTGAAGAAACGGCTGCTTATTTAGCTAAAAAATTTGGAGTACCAGATTATTTAATTAGAGATCTTGAAGAAAGAAAACAAATAATAGCTATGGCTCAACAAATGCAACAGCAACAAATGGAAATGCAACAACAAGGAGCAATGCAAGGTGAACAAATCCAAGCCTAATATAAGTCATCTTGATGGATTCCCACGAGGAACAGATGATGAACAAAGAATATCTTTACATTTTACTTCTCTGTTTACTACACCAGCTGGTATAGAGGTTATTAAATATTTGAGGAGTATAACTATAGAAGCAGTACATGGTTCGGCAGTAACGAATGATACGCTTCGACACGCAGAAGGTCAGCGATTTATTGTTGGCTTAATCGAAAGAAGAATACAACATGGTCATAAGGTGAAATCAAATGAATGATGAAACAGAATCTACAGAAGAAAATCAAGAAACTATTGAAGTCCCTCAAGAATATGCTGACAGCAGACCAGAGTGGCTACCAGAAAAATTTAACTCACCAGAAGATTTGGCTGACTCTTACGCTAATCTTGAGTCGAAAATAGGTCAAAAAGAAGAAGAGTTAAGACAGTCATTTATGGAAGAAATGCAAGCTGAAGCTTTTGCTGACAGACCAGCCGAAGTCGGAGACTATCTCTTACCTGAAATTATTGATGAAGAAGAGGCAGTAGACAATGAGCTTCTTAATTGGTGGGCTGACCATTCTTTTGAAAATGGTTATTCGCAAGATGAGTTCCAAAAAGGAATTGAAATGTTTTATGAGGCTACAAATGATGGATATAATCCAGAATCTGAGATGGCTCAGTTAGGCGACAATGCTCAAGAAAGAGTAGAAGCTGTTGGTCTTTTTGTTGAGAATCAATTTCCAGAAGAAGTTAGAGGAGCGATAGATGAACTATGCTCTACTGCTGAAGGCATAAGAGCTGTTGAGATTATTATGGATGGCTTAAAAGAAAATACTGTTGCTGGTAATTCTCAGCCTACTGCTCTTCTTAATGAAGATAAGCTAAAGGAAATGATGAATGACCCTAGATATTGGAATGTATCTAAACGAGATCCAGCATTTATATCTCAAGTAGATAACGGATTTAAGAAGCTTTACAACAGATGACAAAGAAAAAAGTAAAAAAGCCTAGATACTAATGACTTATATCAAGAGAGGCAACCTTGAGTTTCGACCATGTGTGCTTTCTGATGTTGATATTGTTCTCGATAATATGCGCTTACCTGATATCAGGGAGTGTGCGTTGGTTGGCGTAACTCCTTCTATGGCTCTTAATGTTCCTTTTATTGAGGAAGGATCTAAAGGATTTACTATCACCCACAAAAGAAAACCTATAGCTATGTGTGGGATTACTCCTATGGATAAGTATATGCATACTGGAAAGATTTGGTTCTTAGGTACTAAAGATGTAGATGAAATGTGGAAATCTTTTTATAAACATAGCAAATTAATTCTTAGTTTTCTTTCTATTGGCTATGATGTGGTGGAAAATTATGTGCCTATTGATCACGATAAAACGATTAGATGGCTTAAATGGATAGGGTTTGAAGTAGAAAATCAACAGTATTTTGTGCATGAACATGAGTTTGTACGAGTTTTCTATTGCAATTTAAATAAATTTGAGTGTAATAATAGTATAAGTGAAAGACCCGTACTGCATTAAGAGAAGCCCTTACGGATAACTTCGTTGAAAAATGCACAGGATAATCTGAAGCGTAAATTGAAACTTTAACTAAGGAGCTAAATAAATGGCAAATTCAATCGACACAGCCTTTATTAAACAGTTCGAGTCTGAAGTTCACCTTGCTTATCAGCGTATGGGTTCTAAGCTACGGAATACTGTACGAATGGCAAACAATGTGAGTGGAAGCGTTGTACGTTTCCAGAAGATTGGAACTGGTAGTGCGAGTACCAAGTCCAGAAATGGTCTTGTGACTCCAATGGAATTAGCTCATACAACTGTCGAAGCAACAATGGCTGACTACTATGCTGCTGAATATATCGACAAGTTGGATGAACTAAAGACTAACATCAATGAACGACAAGCTGTAGCAACTTCGGCTGCTTCTGCTCTTGGTCGTAAAACTGATGAACTTCTAATCACAGCTATGGATGCTGGTGCTAACTCAACTCAGATACATGATACAAGTTCAGCTCTTGAAAAAGCTGACTTGCTTTCATTATTTGAAACAATGGGTGCTGCCGATATTCCAGAAGATGGTGGTAGATTTCTTGCTATGCATCCGAAGGGATTTGCAGACTTATTCTTAATTACTGAGTTTGCAAGCTCTGACTATGTTGGCGACCAGAATTTACCTTATGCTGGAGGAATGACAATGAAGAACTTCTTGGGCTTCAATATCTTCTCTAGCTCTGCTGTAACTGCTGGTAAGAGTATGGCTTATCACACCTCTGCTATTGGGTTAGGAATTAATGCTGATGTTTCTACTGAACTAAACTATGTTCCAGAAAGAGCATCTCATCTTGCAACTTCTATGATGTCTATGGGAGCATGTGTCATTGATGACAATGGTCTCTATGAAGTCTTAGACAACAATTCTTAGGAGGTAATTATATGGCTTATAGTGCTTCTGGTTTAACCCTTTGGTCTATGAATGGAAATGGTCCGAAACTTTGGAACTATTCAACATCTGACACAATTGCGACTGTTAACAGTGCTGGTTATTTTAATAGTGCTGCAAATATGTTAAGTGTTCGTGATGTTATCTGCGTTTCAGATACCAATGCTCCAACAACTCATTGGGTAAACGTACTATCAAACACTGGTTCTGTAGTAGATGTATCTGATGGTACAGCTATTGTCGAAACAGATGGCGACTAAAATAATTAAGGAGAAGGGGAGGCAACTCCCCTTTACCACATGACATCAACAGTTGCAGATAGTTCAATAGATATTTCAAGTAGAGCTTTAATCCTTATAGGAGCAGAGCCTATTACTTCTTTTACAGATGGAACTACTGAATCTCTTGTTGCTTCTAATCTTTATGAGGATATATGCAGATCTGCTTTATCTAATACTCGTTGGAGGTTTGCAACCAATCAAGCAGTTTTAAATAGATTAACTGATGCTCCGACTGGTAGATATGATTATGCTTATCAACTTCCTTCTGATACTCTGATTGTTCATGCAGTCACAGTTAATGATGGTCAGATTGAATATCAGATCTATGGCGATATGATTTATGCAGATACATCTACGCAAGATACTGTAATTGCCGACTATACATTCAGAGCAACAGAAGAAAATTTCCCTAGTTATTTTACTATAGCTTTGCAGTATGCGTTAGCTTCTGCTTTTGCTTCTTCGATTGCTAGAGATTCTAGCCTTATGAACATGATGACTCAGATGGCAGATCAAGCTATGCTTAAAGCTAGGAATATAGATTCACAACAACAAACAACTAGGACTATACCTCAGACTAGATTTAGTGCTTTTAGGAGGAGCTAATGCGAAAAGCAAAAGTACCTCTAACTAATTTTCAGTTTGGAGAAATAAGCCCTAGCTTGATATCGAGAACCGATACTAAAGTATATACAAACTCGGCTCAAAAAATTGAAAACTTTTTTTTAAGGGCTGAAGGTGGAGTAATTAAAAGACCGGGATTGTTTAAAATCTATGAGTTTGATACTACTGCTGACAAAGCTTCCTTTACTATAACTGTTTCTGACTATGCCAATATACCTGTTGGCTCTACTATTAAATTTTATAAGAGTGATGGTACGTTAATTACTGTAGAATTTGAAACTGCTGGTAGCAGTAGTCCAAGTGCATCTGTTGGTAACACTCACTATGTAAGAGGAAATACATCTAATGATGTAACTGCTGATAATTTATATACTGCTATTAATGCTATATCTGGATTTACTGTAGCGAATCCTTCGGCTGCTGTGGTTACAGTTGTTAGAGATGATGTCTTTGATGGGAGATATCAATCTGTTTCAACGAGTGATAGTACCAGATTAGCTGTTACTAATTTTGCTGTTGATAATGTTTTACAGCATAGACTTGTTCCATTTATTTTTTCTGATGATGAAAGATATATAGTTTCATTAGAGAATTTAAAGATAAGAGTATTCCAAATTGCTACTAATAATACAGTAAGTTTGGCAGCTACTATTACTCAAGACACAGGTTCGGCTGCTCTTCCTATTACACATTCTAATTTGCATGAATTAACTTACGCACAATCAGGTGATGTAATGTTTATTTCTCATCAATCTTTTATGACTAGGAAGTTAGTTCGTACTGGTCTTACATCTTTTCAAGTGGAGACTTTTACATTTGACACTCAATCGGCTGGAGCAAAAATATACCAACCTTATTATCAGTTTCAAGATCTTGGTGTTACTTTAGATCCTTCTGCTAGCTCTGGAAATGGAATCACTCTGACAACAAGTGAAGCTTATTGGGATACTACAGGAGATATAGATAGTGGTAATTATCCTGATTCAAAGCATGTTGGTATTACTATTAAATACCATGACCAAGAAATAACTATTACTTCTGTTCAGTCTACTACTCAAGCAACTGGGAATTGTTTAGCTGCTTTGAAAAAGAAATTAAAAGCTGATTCTATGAGAACCGACAATGGCGTTGCTACAATTACAGTTACGCTTGTTAATCATGGTTTTTCGGCTAGTGATGCTTTTACAGTAAGTAATGCAAATACAGTTGGTGGCATTGCTTCTAGTAATATAAACGGAGCAAGAACTGTTGTTGAGGTTATAGATGATAATACATTTACTTTTAATGCAGCCGCCAACGCAAATGATTCTGCTGTTGGAGGAGGAACACCTTTCTTAGAAACTCATGCTGTAGCTACTAATTGGTCTGAGCAATCCTTCTCTACTTTAAGAGGATATCCTGGAGCTGTTACTTTTCATCAGAATAGGCTTTGGTTCGGAGGAACTCTGTCTCAGCCTGATGGGTTATGGTCTAGCAAAACTAATCAGTTTTTTAACTTTGATTTAGGAGATGCTTCAGATAATGATGCTATTGATATTACTGCCGCAATCGGAGAGGTTAATACTATTCGTCATTTAGTATCTAACAGAGATCTCCAATGCTTTACATCTACTGATGAATTTATTGTTCCAGCTTTTATAGAGAAGCCTACAACCCCTACAAATGCTACAATTAAAAGACAAACTCCTTTTGGTTCTGCTTATGTAAAGCCTTATGTGTTTGATGGTGCTACTGTTTATATTCAAAGCTCTGGAGAGATTGTAAGAGAAATGTTATTTGACGATACTCAGAACGCTTATACTGGTCAGCCTATATCAAGCCTTTCTTCTCATCTTATTAAAACCCCTATTGGATCTACTATACTTGCTGGTGGTATTGATCGTAATGAAAGTTATTATTTTATTGTAGATGGAGATGGTACGTTATCTGTATTTAATTCAAATAGAGGAGAACAAAGATTTGGATGGACACAGTTTACAAGTCAAGGTGCGTTCCATTCTATTTGCACTATTGATACAAGACTGTATGCTGTATTAAAATTTGATAAAGGTGATGGTACTAATAAATATATTCTTTGTGAGTTTGATAGTAGTTTTAATCTTGATATGGCTAAAACTTACTATGGTGCTAGCGGAGTTTTCTCAGTCAGCTCTGATTTCGCTAACGGAGCAGTTCTCGATGTCGTCTCTGGGACTCATTATCTTGGTCAGTTTACTGTTGCTAGTGGGAATATTGACGTATCAGCGATAGATAGTTCTTTGACTAAAGCTGAAATAGGATTTAAGTTTGATGTTAATTTGAAAACAAATCCTATTGATACTGTATCTCAGATAGGACCGACAACTGGAGAACCAAGAAGTATGAATAAAGTTATTGTAGATTTAAATAATACTTTGTCTTGTTCTGTTAATTCTAAGGATCTGATTATTAGACAGGTTACAGATGATTTAAGTCAAGATAGAACTCCTGTTAATGGTAAGAAAGAATTTAGATTGCTTGGTTATTCTAAAGATCCTCAAGTTTCTATTAGTCAATCTGCACCATTATCATTACAAGTTAATTCATTAATTGCGGAGGTAACATTCTAATGTGGTGGCAAGTTGCGGGACAAGTTGTATCAGGTCTTTTAAGTGCTAGTGCTTCTATAGCGGCTGGTAAAGAAGCTCGTAGACAGAAAGAGATTGAAGCTAAACAGCTTGAGCAAGAAAGAAAACAAACAAAAATAAATACTATGCAACAGCATAATGATCTTCAAGCTGAACTAGACAGAATAGAAGATATTAATACAGCTACTTTTGATTTTATGAATAGGGATGATGATAATTCTCGTATGAAATTTAAAGAAGCTCAAAAAGATATTACGAATAGAGATCTTAGAAGAGTGCAGTATCAAGGTTTATATACACAAGCTCGATTAGAAACAAGAAGATTATCTGCTTTAAGAGCTGGGAAATTCGCAGAAAGAGCTGGGTATGTTAATGGATATGCTACAATGTTTAATACTATTGGTAATCTTGGTAAGACTGGGACTGGTTCAGGATGGAGTAAGTAAATGGTAATTAAAATAGATAAACAACAGTATCGTAATTCTCAAATAGGAGTTGTTGGTGCTGATATGTCTGTTGCTAATAGCATGAATCAAATTGCTAATGCTATGTCTGGTATGTCTAATAGACTATTTAAAGATGCGGCTGAAAATGCTGACAGAGAAGCAAGAGAATATGTCTCTAGTTTATCTAATGACCAAATAGTAGGTACTGATCCTAATACTGGAAGACCTGTTAATCTTTTAAAAGGTTTGACTGAAGGGTTATCTTCTAAAGGTTATGGCTCTATCGGTAAAAATGCTTTTGATGAAGAGATAACAAGACGATTTGCTAACATTGTTAGGAATCAATACACGGAGAAATCTAAAAGATTAGCTCTTCAACACCCAAATAATCCTAATAAATTTCAAGATGAATTTGCTCATTACTTAGATAATCTTGCTTTACCTTATGAGGGTAAGTTTAAGAATATTATTCTTGATGGTGGAACAGAATGGGGAGCTTCGGTTAAGACTAAGTTAATCGGAGACACTATGGAGAATGAGAAGAGAATATCTAATCTTATTCTTGCTAGAGATCTTTCAGAAGCAGATGCAAACTTAGAATCTTTAGGTAAAGAAACTAAAGGAAATAATTGGCAGAGTATGTTGGCTGGCATTAAAGATGACAAGAATCCAGTTAATCAGGATCTCAAACAACGCATTGGTACTTCTTTTGCTCATAGTGGTGGCATGAAAATGCCCTACAGCGAATACAGAAAAAAAATGGAAGTAAGTTATGCAAGTGGATCTTTGCAAGGTATCTTCGCTGATTTAATTGCCGACAATGATAAGGGTCAGATAATAGGATATAAACTTAGTAACGCAATTCTTGGGAGAACAGAGCTTACTAATGATATTCTCGGTGGTCTCTCAAAAGATCAGCAAGAAAAGATCAAGGGTCTTGTCAATATAGTTAGAAAAAATAATGCTGGTGCAGAAGTTTATTCAAAACTAAATGGATTAGCTGTAGCTGATAGGCATGTTGATAACTATTTAGAAAGCAAACAAACAGATGAGAAAAATGATCTCCTAAGTGATTTAGTTCAATCAAGGAAACAATCACAAGAAGATATTTTCCAAAGCTTTGTGTATGGAGCAGATGGTGGTGCTATATCTAACATACAAAAGTTAATTGATTCTGGAGATACAGATGGAGCTATGGCTGCTTATCAAGAAGCTAGAAAACAATTAAATGTTTCTGGTACAACTGTACTTCAAGGTGTTGATTCTCAAGGGAATGTAGTCAAAGACAAGCAATCAGTTTTAACTCCTGATGGTCTTGCAAGTGTTATGACTAAGTTTGACAGTAAGATAGCTAACATTATCGCTACTGATTCTTCTTCTCTGTTTACTGAAAGTGGTATGGTTAATATGGGTAAGATGAAAAGTCTTATGGCTTATATAGCCAACCCAAAGAATACATCTATGCTCAATGGGTTTACCTCTGAACAAAAATCTTATGCTCAAAAGTTTGGTAAGTATATGCCAATAGAAAATGTTCCTGATGCTTTATTAACTGGCAAAGGTTCTAAAGCTATGACTGCTGAATTTAGAAGTAGGCTTCTAAGCAAGATGGGTTCTAACTTAGAGGCTCAGAATAAGGCTGTATCTCATCAAGCTTCTATAAAAAAGTATACAAATTTAGCTAGAACTTTAGACCCTAGCAATAAGACTGGTGCTATTATCGGACCTAGTTCTCCAGACCAGCGAAAAATTGCTGGAGAAATTCTATCAAATGAATTTGCTCCTTTATTTCAAGCTTCAGCCCATAATAAAAATCCTCCTACTATAGAGAATATTTGGTTTACTGCTCATTTTTTAAGCCCTGATAGTGCGTTTAGAAAACGAGTAGATCAAATGGCTAATAAAGGTATTGTTCCTCAACCATTAGTAAATGCCATAAAGTCTTTAAGTAAAGCTAAAGAAGGTGATTCATCAACACTAGCTCTTTGGGATTATGTAAAAAAAGATGGTGGTGAAATGGTTACTTGGCATAAAAAAGCAGACAACACTTATGATACTAGAGTTGTTAGAAGAAGATTATTAGCTAGTAATGGCTTGGAGCAAGAAATGAAATTCTTTGATGAAGTTATTGAAGCTTCTAAAGTTGTTAATTCTTTATCTGTTGGTAAGCTAATAGCAGATATGGCTGAATTTAATAATCCTATTCAATCAGAAAGACTCAATAATTATTATGACCAATTATTTTACAAAGAATTAAAGCTTGATAAATATAAAAATTGGACTGGTAGAGATATAGCTATAGATCAATTAAAAAGAGCAACTGGCAGTTCTTATATTTTTGATTTCATTGAGCCAGCTTTAGATTTTCATGTGGCTGCAAAGCGTGCAAATGGCGAAGATTTAAATATTAAAGCATGGGCTAAGAGCATGATGTCTAATAATTTTTATTCTGGAGAGGATATTGTTTTAGATGCTATGCATTTAAATTTTACTGGTGAAGATAAAACTCCTTATAGTTTGTTAAATATATTTCCTGATGATGATACTAGAGAAAGCTTTAAAGAATATGTAGATCTTAAATTGCTTAGATTAAGTAACAATAAAGTTTCTTTATATGGAGGTGATCGAGGTGATGTCGAAGGAGAAGTAGACCCCTGGAGATGGGAACCTTTTAGTAGCATAGGTGAGTTTTTTACTGCTTGGCAACATAGTGATGTTCAAAAGAAAGCGTGGTTAGTCCCAGTTCATGGTGCTAATACTACTCCTCTTATTGGTCTGCACAGAAATGATAATGATAGAAATGCTGATAATGCTGGTATTGGCGATATACAATTCATGGTTCATTGGGGAAGAGATGGTGAGCTTGAGCCTTTAGTTTTAGAAAACGCAGAAAATGATAACCAACCAGAAGTTATATATGTTTCTGCTAATGAGTTTAGAGAATGGCTAAATAAACAATGATAAGAAATGATGTCCATTATAATTATAATGCAGAGATACCATTTAATACTGGGCTTAAGGGAGCTGATATTGTTTCTTCTCCTTCTTGGTTTGATACTCTAGGAGCTAATTTAGAATATCAATATAAGCCATTTATTAATGCCATACATAATGCGTGGGAAAACTATGAACGAGATGAAGAGTTCAACGCTATTGATCACATTAAAGATACTCCTTATTATGAGTATCGCCATACTTTAGCTGATGCAAAGAACCGAGATCATCTGAATGATTTGATTGCTCAAGTTGATGGAATGAATGAAGCAAGAGAAACTTTAGCTAGGTCAGGTATATTTAATCAATTTACTACTGGTATTTTTGATCCTTTGAATCTTCTTGCTCTTCCTTTTGGAGGTCCAGCCTTTGGCATAGGAAGATCAGCTCTTCGTGTTGGTCTTGGTGTTACAGCTATTCAAGCTCCAGTTGAAGCTGGTCGTCAGCTTTTTGATCCTTCTGCTACTTATACAGAATCAGGGATAAACTTAGGAGCTGCTTTTGTTGTTGGTGGTGCTATTGGTGGTGCTATGGCTGTTCCAGCCAGATTAAAAGCTAATGTCCAAATGAAAACTCAACAAGAATTAGATGAATTTAATAGTGTTATTAATACTGCTGATGCAGAACAACTTAGTTTGCTGGGCAAAAGAGACGAAAGAATTTTAGATGTTGATGGTTTAACTTTTCGATCTGATGAACTTACTGATAAAGATGTAGCGAATCTATCAACTTGGAAGGGTGTTAAAGAATATATTCAAAAGAAAGTAGCTCCTTATTCTCCTATTAAATTTCAAAAGACGGATCAATTTGACAGAACTACTACTGACATGGATGTTCTTGGCAGTTCTGCTAGGCTAGAAATAAAAGAACTAGGCGAAGGTTTACATGAGTTCGGACCTAAGAATCCTGAAGTTGGAGCTTCTTATAATGTAACAGCAAACACAATATATATATCTAAAGATGCTATAATGAAACAGTTCAAGGCTAAAGCGTGGACTAAGCCTAGAACATTAAGAGATGGCAGTAAGGCAAAAGCTTTGCCTAATAATGCTTTTAAATCTTTTGAAGAATATTATGACTTTGTTGTTTTGCATGAAGGTATGCACTCAAGAAAACTTGCAGATCCTTTATACAAAAGAAAAGCTAATGAATCTGTTGGAGCTTATGAAGATAGGATTAACTCTTATGCAATGAAAGAATTTCAAAAGCACAAAGGTAATAGTGTTACAAGGCAGATACATCATTCAAAGTTAAAAAAAATAGCTAAATGGTTTGAGAGTGAAAAACATGTAAGGAGTTTAGAAGAGGCTGATGGCACAATTAAAAATCCTTATAGCTTGGCTGAGAATTGGTTTACTAAAAGCTGGATGTATAAAGGTGTTACAAATCCTATGAAGAGAGTTCTTCAAGGTGACTATGATCAATCAACAAAGTTATCTTTTATTAGAATGATGGGAGATCATGGGGTTCTTCTTGAAGGTCATAGGAATGGAGTTAAAGGAGAACATTCTGTTTTTACTAAAGCTTCCACTTATGAGGGAGAATGGGTAGAGGCTTATGATGAAGTTCTGAAAATATACGGAGAAGTATCTGGCAAAGGGAAGCCTAAAGAATCTGTTATGGATTATCATTTTAACAAGAAACCTTTTGAATTATGGCTAGAAGAAACATGGTTAAAGAGTGCTAAGAAGCAAGAATTAACTGATCTTGAAAGTAAAGCTGTAGATACTTGGGATAAGTTTTTTAAGCGTTGGGAAGATAGGTTGACTGAGACTGGTCATCTAGGATCTGATGCTGGAATTGCTAGAAGAGTTGCTAAGTATACAGAATTAAATGCAACTTATGATAATGACTTAGCAAAGTATAAAGAAAGGCTTGGCTATACTGGTAAAGAAAAAAATGAGCAAGGTTATATAATTTCTTTTGAAGATTGGGTTGAGCAAAACTCTGCTAGAATTAATACAATACTTAAAGGTAAAGATAGAATTGAATTTAATATTCTAATTGACAACAAGAGGAAAATATCTCGTCAATTAAAGCAACACGAATTGCAACAAAGAACAAGAGAAGGTGAAAATGCTTTTGAAAAGATGTTTAAACCTGAGAAGTTCTTCCCTAGATTTTTTAATAAACAAAGAATTTCAGAAAACAGAATAGCTTTTGAAAAGATATTATCTGAATGGATGAGAGAGAATCCATATACTTATGCGTATGACCCTAAAGATAAAATTATTAAAGCAACTAAGATTTCAACAGATCCAGATGATATTAGCAAAAGAGTAAAGGAGATGGTTGATAAGATTCTTAATGAAGGAGATCCGTTTGAAGGGTTGTCTTATGGTTATGGTAAGTCAAAACATTTTAAGCATAAGATGATTGATATTCCGAATGAGCTTATTGCTGATTTTATTATTACAAATCCAGTTCAAGCTATGATGGCTTATACAAACAGAACTGCTTCACAGTTTGAGTTTTATAAAATGTTTGGTCATGAAGATCCTGAGATTGTTGCGAATGAAATACTTTTAAAAGAAGCTCGAAGAGGACTGAGTGAGAATCAACTAAATGCTTTGCGTAGAGATTTTCTTCATAGTTATGATCGTGTTGCTGGTGTTGTTATTCAGAACCCTGATGCTTGGAATCTTTACATAGCTCAGTTGTTAAAAGACTTTGCTGCCTTGAATTATTTAGGTAGTGCTGGATTTTCTACTCTTCCTGACTTTGCGGCAATCATGATGCAAAACGATCTAAGACCTTTTTTCTCTCAACTTATTAGAACGCTTGATAATGAGAAGGTTCGCATGAACGCTATGGAAGCTCGTATAGCTGGAGAGATGTTAGAAATATTAAAAGGTGATGTATATACACGATTAATGGAAGATACATTAAACAATCCTTTTCAATCTACCTTTAGATCTAAAGCTAAAAATACTTTTTTTCAGTTAAACTTACTCGGTCCAATGACCAGAACATTTAAACAGATATCTTCTATGGCTCATTCCCACACAATAGTAGATTATTCTATTAAGTGGGCTAATGGTAAAATTACCAACAAGCAAGCTCAATGGATGTTGAGAATGGGTCTTGATAAAAAAGATGCTTTAAAGATTTCCAAGATGAGAGACAAAGGTTTTATAGAAAAATCTGGTGACGATAAGTCAGGGTTTTATTTAGCTAATACAAATGCTTGGGATGACCCAGAAGCAGTTACTTTATTTAGAAGAACATTAAACTCAAGCGTTAAGAATACAGTCTTAATGGGAACACCAGCAGACAAACCTATTGTTAGTGATGGTGTATTTTATGTCCCTATTAGAATAGGGAAGCACATGGGTTTAGTAGAAGATAAAAGATTTAAAGGATATGCTAGAATTGAGAATGGAATAATAGCTTTGCCCTTTCAATTTTATTCTTATTCTTTTGCTGCTCTGAATAAAATAACGACTCTTTACACTCAAGGAGCAGTTAACAATAGACTTGTTGGTATGGGTTCAGCTATGGCATTGGCTTATATGGGTATGCAATTAAAGTATAGGAATACTCCGTGGGTTCTTGATGAGATGAGTCTTGAAGATAAAATTGCTAGATCTTTTGATATGTCTGGATTGGCTGCAATGTATTCAGATATGTTTTATACATCTATGCAAACTTCTATGGCATTAGGCATGCCACCTATTGACGTAGGCATTAGCCCTAAGTTTCCGCAAAAAGAAGATTTTGGGGATGCAATTACATCTGTAACTGGTGCTTCTACTGGGCTTGCTTACGACCAAGCAAAAGCTGTTGTTCAGTTTATACAAGGAGACTACGGAGCTGCAAGTAAAGATTTTATTAGCAATTTACCTTATATGAGGTTATGGTTCTTAAAAAGCTTTGTAAATGATTTGACGAGAACTATTGCTGGTACTAGATATTAAAGGATAAAATATGACAATATCAGTTTCAAATAACACGCCAAGAGTTTCGTATGCCGTTTCTCAAGGAGCAACAACAACTTCATTCGCAGTTAACTTTGAGTTTTTTGCTGAAGCAGATTTAAATGTTTATGTAGATGGAACACTAAAAACATTAACAACTCATTACTCTGTATCAGGTGGAGATGGTTCTACTGGTACAGTTTCAATGTCTGTTACTGGTGCTACTGGTGGCTCGACTGTAGTGATAACAAGAGACATAGCACTTGAGAGAACTACTGACTTCCCTACTCAAGGTGCTTTTAATATTTCTTCTCTGAATACTGAGCTAGATAAACTGGTTGCGATTGATGCTGACGTTGATGATACAATAGGAAGATCTGTACGATTGCAAGATTCTGATTCTGCTGTGTCTATGGAGCTTCCTCTTAAAGCAGATAGAGTAGGAACAGTTCTTGGGTTTAATGCTACTACTGGTGCTGCCGAAGCTGGACCAACTATTGCTAACGTAAGTTCATTAGCTGCAATAACTGCTAATATAACTACTGTTGCTGGAATTTCTGCTAACGTAACTACTGTAGCTGGCATACAAGCTAACGTAACAACAGTTGCTGGAATAGCATCAGCAGTTTCTAGTGTTGCTGGAGTTGCTTCATTAATAACATCAGACTTTGTATCTGATTTAAATACACTAGCGACAAGTGCAATCGTTGAAGACCTAAATATCTTAGCTACAAGTGACATTGTTAGCGATTTGAATACTCTTGCTACAAGTGATATTGTTGCTGACTTAAATAAACTAGCAACAGATGATATAGTTAGCGACCTTAACACACTAGCAACAACAGATATCGTTAATGACTTAAATACATTGGCAACATCTGATATTGTTACTGACCTAAATTTATTGGCAACAAGTGCTATAGTTGAGGATTTGAATTTACTTGCTACTAGCTCTGTTATTGCTGACATGGCTTCACTTGCTGGGTCAGGAGGAAGTCCAAACATAACTGCTCTTACTGCTTCTGGTGTAATAACTGGTGCAACTCTTGAAGCTACTGGCGATACGTCTGCTGGAGATAATGCTGCAATAGGTTATACAAGTGCAGAAGGATTGATACTAACTGGTCAAGGTTCTACTAATGATGTAACGATAAAGAATGATGCTGATAATGATGTTATTGAGATTCCTACTGGCACAACAAATGTTACTATTGCTGGAAACTTAGGAGTAGGAGGAACAGTAACTGGTACTGGAACTTCTGTATTTGCAGATTTAGATATCTCTGGTGATGTAGATGTTGATGGAACATTAGAAGCTGATGCTATGACATTAAATGGTACTTCTATTACAACAACAGCAACACTATCAACTGGTATATCAAATGGGAATGTTCTGGTAGCAAATGCTAGTGTTGTTGATAATGATTTTTTAAGAGTAGATGGCACATCTATTGAGGGTCGTTCTGCTTCAGAACTATTAAGTGACATTGGAGGCACTACTGAAGCAACAGCAGAAGCCAATAGTGTTGCACTTGCAATTGCCTTAGGATGATAAAGGAGATTTAATATGGCAAATACATTTAAAGTTGTAAGTCATGATGTAATGCCAGCAAGTGCTGGTACTCCAGAAGACTTGTATACAACTCCAGGTAGTACAACGACAGTAGTTTTAGGATTAGTATTGTGTAACGTACATACTGCTCAAGTCACAGCAGATGTAAAGTTAGTTTCAGATACAAGTGGAGGTGGTCGAGCAGCCACCAACACAACGACATTCTTAGCTAACGATATTCCACTTGCAGTAGGACAAAGCACAAGTGTTTTAATGGGAGCAAAGATTGTTTTGGAGACTACAGATAAAATACAGATTGATTGCTCTGTAGCTGACAAGCTCTCCGTTACAATGAGTATTATGGAGATTACATAATGGGTGAACATAACTTAGGTAAAGATGCAACTGCTACTTCGTATGAGCCTGTTATAAAGCAAGGAGAAAACACAGTAGCTACTTCACTCACAATAGATGCAAGTAACAATGCTGTATCAGCTGGACCAATTACGATTGGAGCTAGTGCTACTGTAACTGTATCTGGCATATGGGTGATAGTATGAGTAAGCTACAAGTAGAAACAATATCTCATACCAATAACACTACTGGAATGACGATAGATAGTAGTGGTAGAGTATTAACTCCTACAAGACCTCATGCTTTGGTAGTTATTAATGCAACGGCTACAGGTGGGTACGATACTGTAGCAAACAACGCTGTTATACCTTTTGCAGCTATAGTGCGTGAAACAGGTTCAAATTACGATACAACAAATTACAGATATGTTTGTCCTGTAGCTGGTTTATATTTAGTTACTTGTCAATTAATCATAGACTCAGCAGCAAATATTGATATTGCTTTACGTTTAAGTGGTTCTGATATCCATAGATTTTTTGTAGACTCTAGTAGACAAATTGAGTTTACCACAACTGTAGAAGCAACTGCATCTCAATACATAGATTTTCAACAAGGTTCTGGTGGAGATAGAGATATAAATAAAGCAGGTACAGATGCTTCAAGATATACTGCGGCATCATTTACGTTAATAGGATAAAGAAATGTCAAATGAAATGAATGAATTAAGGAATGTAAGAAATAAAATGTTGTCAGATAGTGATTGGACAGTCATGCCAGATAGTCCGTTATCAGATAGCAAACAAACCGAATGGAAAACATACAGACAAGCGTTAAGAGATTTGCCTAAAGGAGCTAGTCCGAAAGTAAAAGGGATAATGCTTGATATGTCGAGTGTAACCTTCCCAACAAAGCCATCATAGGAGTAAGACATGGTTTCAAAAATTGAAGTCGATACAGTAGTCAATCAAAGTGGCGACCAAGATAGCGGATTAGATTTATCTACTAATGATGTGGTTGCAGTAAAGACAGCTAATACAGAACGCATGAGGGTAGATGCTAGTGGACGAGTGGGTATTGGAGTTACACCTGCTAAGGGTATGTTGCACATACAACCCTCTGCACGAACAACAAACTTTGATGCAAGTGACCACACAACGTATGCTGATATATATGTACACAATCCCACAGATGATGACACTTGTGCAACAGGTATTGCTTTTGCAACAGATGCTTCTTCCTACGATAATGGAGCAAGTGGCATAGCTTGTTTTAGTGGATCGGGAGATAGTGAAAGTGGTTTAGCTTTTATCACTAGACCAAATGGTGCTGTAGCAGCAGAAGCCATGAGGATTGATAGTAGTGGTAATGTAAACATTGGAAGTACTTATACTGGCATACAAGTTAGTGGCATCAGTATGACACAAGATGGTAACATTGATATAGGAGCAGGTACTAATCCACTAGATGTAAACAGACAAACAAATGATGGTAGCCTTATACGATTTTATCAAGCAGGTTCTGAAGAAGGAGAAATAACTGTTTCTGGTAGTACAGTATCTTTATCTGGTTTTCAAGGTTCACACGAAAGTTCTGGCATACCATCTGACACACCTATAGGAACTGTTGTAAGTACAATAGACACAGTTGATACTAAAACAATTATTGCTAAAGATGGTTCTAAATCACAGCAAGATAGAGCAGACCACCCAAAGATAGAGGTATCTAGTAGCGTAGGAGATAAAGCTGTATATGGTGTTTTCTCAAGGTGGAGAACAATAGAAGAAAATGAAGATGTAAAAGCAATGATTGCATCAGTTGGTACAGGCTCTGTGCGTGTAACAGGTGCGTGTGCAAAGGGTGACTTACTAGAGAGCAACGGAGATGGCACAGCAAAAGTGCAGTCAGATGATATTGTAAGGAGCAAGACAATCGGCAAGGTAACAATAGGGAATAGTAGCACAGACGTTAAGCTAGTGTCTTGCGTTCTATACTGTGGATAGGAGAGTAAATAATGACATCAACATTAAAAGTAGATACGATTGCTCATAGTGGTGGCACTACTGGAATGACAATTGATAGTAGTGGTAGAATATTAAAGCCAAGCCAACCTGTGTTTGAAGCATGGTATACTGGAAGTGAATTAGCATTTAGTACAGGAAGCAATCAAGCTCTAGTTTACAACAATGTTACACAACAAGGTGGTACAAACTATAATACTTCTACAGGAAAATTTACAGTACCCATAACAGGGTTTTATTGTCTTACACTTAAAAACAATTTTTACAACATTGCCGTTGATAATACAATGTATCATGGGCTAATTCAGAATGGGACTGGATTTGGTACAGATGAAGAAACTATAGAAGAATATATGACAAGTTCCCATGCTACTCTCGATTATATTCTTTCAGCTACTATAATAAGACAGTATACGGCAAATGACACACTTCAGCCTTATGTAAGGGTCGGTGATGCTGGAAATGGAACAGGGCGTACAAACTATACTGCTAAGAATTATCAAATTTTTGCTGGGTTTTTAATAGGATAACAAAATGACAAAAGAAGAGATATTATTAAGAATACAAAGAGACGCCTTATTAAATCAAAGTGATTGGACACAAGGGTCTGATAGTCCTTTATCAAATAGTAAAAAAGATGAGTGGAAAACATATAGGCAAGCATTAAGAGATTTACCTAAAACTGCTAATCCAAAATTAGATGATACAAAATTGTTACTTGATATGTCGAGTGTAACCTTTCCAACAAAACCGAGTTAGTAAGCTATGACCAAAGCATTAGAAACAAGAGTAGTTAAACTAGAAACTGAGAATCACATTCAGTATAAGGAGATTTTCTTTCGCTTAAAGAGAATTGAACTTGTTGGTCTTGGTGGAATTTCTGCTGTGATAGGTTTGCTTATTAATGTTTTGCTAAAAGTTTATTAGCTTAGTTACATGTTAGACCCTTTAACAATTTCGGCTGCTGTAGCAACAGCAAATACAGCTTTCAACGGAATTAAAAGGGCGTTTCAAGTTGGTAAAGATATTCAGAGTATGACAAATGATTTGTCGAACTGGATGTCTGCTGCTTCTGATATCGAGAACGCACATAAGCAAGCAAAGAATCCAACCTTCATTCAAAAACTAACTAAGCGTGGGAGTATAGAACAAGAAGCTTTGCAAGCTTTTACTGCCAAGAAAACTTTAGAAGAACAACGATACGAACTTCAACAGTTTATTAAGTTTACTCATGGTACACACGCATGGACTGAGCTACTCAAGATGGAAGGTGAGATCCGTAAGCGTAGACAAAAAGAGATATATGATAGGCAAGTTCTAAGGCAGAAGATTATTATGTATGTTGTTTTAACGCTTGTCTTGGCTGTTGGTATTGCTGTACTATTCGCAATTACTTATGGACTTGTTCAATTAGACAGAGGTAATATAGAACTATGACACCTGAGATGCTAGACAGATGGAAAATCCTCCCACGCCTGATGATGCTAGCTATGACTGTTGTTTACATTAG